TGGAAGTGGCTCACCACGTCAGATGCGTAGTTCGAGCCGGTGAACTCGTTGAACCGGATCACCGTCGGCCCGATCGAGTAGTCCGTCTCGATCGCGTGGCCCTCGAACTGCGTCCCCGTCGAGAAGTTGTCGAAGGTGCAGTATTCGATCGTCGTCCCGGTTCCAGTGTTCGTCAGGATGCCGCGCGGCGAGTCGTGAATGTTGCAGAAGCGGATCGTCGTGTCCGTGCCCTGATTCAGGATGCACGAATTGCCGCTCGTCGAGATGTCGCAGTCCTCGATCAGCACGCCCGTCACGTTCTGCGGAATCGTGATCATGACGCCGGAGCCGGTGAACGACAGGCCGCTGATGACCTGACCCGAGGTGGCCGTGATCGGCGCCGAGGGCGTGAAGGTGCTGATCCGCGGGCCGGCACTCGAACTCGGCGGGGGCGGGGGCGGAGGCGGAGGCGGGGTGACTGCGGCGGTAATCGTCGGGCCGATCGCCCGCACAGTCACGAAGCCGGCCGCGTTCGTCGCCGTCACGTCGCACCACAACTGCGAGCCGATGTCGTCGGTAATCGTCGTGTAGGTGCTGCCGGTCTGGAGCGGCTGGAGGCTCCCGGAGTAAGGCGGGTCGCTGAAGCCCCATGTGCGCGTGATCGTCGCCGCAACGTTCGTCGTGCCGTCCGTGCACGTCAGAACCGACCCGGCAGTCGTGGCGCTGTAGGTGATCTGCGGATTCGTCGTGAACTGAGGCGCCGTGCCCGCCACCGGCCAGTTCGGCGAGACGGCAGCAGCGTCCGCATCTCCGGCGCCGTTGTAGGCGACCACCGACCACGACAACACCTTGCCCTCGTCGCCCGCCTGGATCGTGTAGGCCAGCGTCGCGCCGGCCTGGTCGGTCACAGAGCCTGCGTTGACCCCGTCCAACTTGCGCTGAATCTTGTAGCCAGTCGGCGTGTTCGACCACGTACCGACGTTGACCGTGACTTGCCCACCGACCGCACTCGACGATCCGGTTACGATGAACGGAGCGCCCGTGTTGACCGGCTTCGTGGCGGCAGCCACGATCGTGATGCGGTTGGAGACACCCTGCGTCGTCAACCCGGCGGTGTCCGTCACCGTCTCGACGCAATCGACGCCGAAGCCAACGTCGCCAGCCACGCTCGCATATGTCGTCGCGCCAGCACCGATGTTGGTGATCGCGCCGGTCGTCAGATGCACGCGCCGCCACTGCCGCGTGTGCGTGCCGTCCGGGCTGTAGGTGCCCGCCGTGAGCGTGAGCGTCGCGCCCTCGACACCGCTGCCCGAGAGGACAGGCGGCGCCACCAGCACAGGCCCGCCAGACGCCAGCGTCTGCAGCGACGTGAGCCACGTATTGACGCCAATCTTCGTGGCGCGGATGTCGGAGTACCGCGCCCGCGTCGTCGGAGCGCCGGACGACAGCACCGTCACGCCCGACGTGCCCTGCAACGTCACCGCCCCAAGTCCCATCTGTACGATGTCGATCGGAACGCCGGCCTTTGCCGACACGCTGGCGTTAGACGGCAGGAACACCGTCACCGGACTGGCCGAGTTGACGAGTATCAGCGTCGGATCACGCAGGTCCGCATTGGCGACGGTGTAGTTCGCCGCGACATTGACGATTCGCACGGTGTCTTGCCCCGTTTGCAGCGACCGATCAAGGATCTGATTCGCTGGCGGCATTGCCGCTAGGTTGTCCGCGTCGCTGCGTAGGACCGTTACGTAGTCGCCGTCTCTGTTTACGATCCCTTCGATGACTGCTGCGTCTTCTCCACCGCCAACCGTGACATCAGTCAAGACCGTCGTCGTGAAGCCCGTCTTCGTTATCGTGATGGTGTAAACACCATCGTCCGCATAGAACTCGTACTTTCCTGCTGTGTCTGTAGTCAGCGGGTTCGACTCGGCGTTATTGCCATCCGCGTCGCTGTAGATGGACGCCACCGCCCCAGCAGATGTGCGCACATAGACCCGCGCACCAGAGAGCGGGCGCAACACCCCATTGGCCATGCCGAGCGCCGTGTCCAAGTACTTGTCCACGGGCTCAGCTCAGCGTGATCGAACTCGATGTAGTCAGGCTTGGCGTGACGTTCTGGCCGAGGTTGATGTTCGGGCTGATCGTCCCGCTCGCGAGAAGCTTCCCGCTGGTGCTGGCGCTCGACAGTCCTACGCTCCAGTGAGTCGCGGTCCCGGTGCTCGTGCTGGTGAGCATCGGGAACGTGATCGCAGAAACCGGGCTTGCCGTCGCTGGGCCTGAACCCGTCACCGTGAACCCGGCAGTCGTGCGCGCCACGCTGATTCGCGTGTAGCCGGTCAGTCCAACCTCGCTCGTGCCCTGCGCTCCGCTCGACGGGTCCGCCGTGTGCAGCGCGTGCCACGTCACCGTCGCTGGACTCGACGCGGCGTTGTCAGCCACGTTGGCAATCGCTTTCGCGCACAGGATGAGATTGAGGACATCGGCCTCCATCGTTGAACCAAGCGGCATGTCAGAACTCCGGTGTTAGCTTGATGTCCCGCACGCGATTGGCACCATCCCGCTGAGTCACACGAATGCTGAAACTCTTGGGTTGCCTCGCCTGCGTCGGCTGGACCGGAGCCGGAACCTGTACAACAACTTCCTTGACGTTCTCGATCACTGTCGGGGGCTTGTTCTCCAGCCGCTCGCGCGCCGCCCTCTCTTCTGTCAGCGCATCCTCTGCCGTGATGCGCGCCTGTCTTTCCGCCTGCGCCTCAGCCTTGGCCTGGGCACACATCGCCAATGCCTCGGCCCTCTCGTGTTGTGCTTGTGTCAGATCGGCGTCGGCCTTTTCCTTGGCCTTCTGAGCCTGGGCCAGCAGCGGGACCAGCGGGTTTCCCTCCTCGCTGTACTCGCTCGCTGCCTTGGCTAGAGCCCGCTCGGCCTTGAGCTGTGCGGCCCGCGCTTCGTCCCTCTCTTGCTGCGCTCGCTCAACGTCGTCGAGCAGCAGATTGAACTCGGCAGCGACATCACGGCGAACACCGATCTCAGTCGTACCCTTGACCTGCGTCGGCTTGATCCCGAGGATTCGCGCCCGGCGATCGAATGCGGCCTGAGCGGACTCTTTCATCGCGCCGCGCTTTGGAGGACGAAAGCAATCCGGCGCGCAAGCTCAGCGTCGTCAACCTGAATCGGCGGCAGATCCTCGGCGCCGCCCACGGCGATCTTGTCGCCATACACCTTGGGCAGCATCTTTGACAGGATCCACTTGCGCGTATCCACGCGAAGGCGCGAACGCTGGATGTGCTCACCGTTGGCCTGATAGCCGACGTTCTCTTTGTCGTGCCGCTCGATCCAATCGTTCGATCCGTCGTCGGCAATCTCGATCAACTCTTCGGCCATCGCGCCGTAGCCGATCAGGCGACTCTTTTCGTATTGCGCCGCGAAGGGGTGCGCTTCTTGCTTGGACCACAAGCGAACAGTTGCTTCCGCCGGCATCCCACCGCTGCGGCAAATCGAGCGCAGCGATTCCCCAGCCTCAAGCCGAGCGAGGATCTCGGCGGCTAGCTTGTCTGTGTAGACGCTGGGCCGACCTTTGTTTGCCACTTAAAAAATGGCCCGGTGGTCAGCCGGGCGAATGTCGAAGGAGACATTCGCATTTGACTAGAGAACTAAGTAGTTGTCTCGCTGAGTGTTTGAATACGCAAGTGCGCGGTTTCTTCCTCCCAGAAGTTGAACAGCCGCGCCTTGCGTTGATAGCTCATGTCCCTGACGTTCCCACATCGGACCTGGGCGATGTAGCCGCAGGAGTACCCGCAGGCGATCTCGATCTTGTAGTCACGCCAGCCGATCGAGTTCAGGTCTTTGATGAGTTCGACAGCATCGATTTCAACAGGTATCACAACACCCCTCCACAAGTGGAGTGCCAGCGCGTATCGCTGTCTTGGCACGCTTGCCGTTGATGATGTCTGCCTTCGATGGTGGGAGCCCGAGAGCCGGGCGGGCCGTGGCGAAGTTCTGATTGAATTCAAACCGATCGCCGCGCTTGATGTCTTTGATTGCGTACAGGGAGCGCCGGAGGTCTGTAGACTCTCCCCTGCCGGGCTTGAAGGAAGGGATTCCTATCGCCTGCGCGGCCTCACGACAGGCTTTGACCATCGCCGCGAATTCGTGCGGGAGCATCGAAAACCCGGCGTCCGGGCCTTCTCTGGTGAGCGTCAGATGCTTCTCGATGTACTCGGCGCCAAGGGCTGTGGCTGCCACGGCCACGGATGATCCCAGCGTGTGGTCAGAGAGGCCCCAGCGGCCCCAGCGTGCCATTGCCGAGAGGTTTGCATCTGCGATCTCGGCCGGATAGGCACTCGTGCATTTGAGCGGGAGATAGTCTTGGCAGTGCCTTGCTGCCTCGACCAATTCGCGCTTCGCCGCCATCCCGGCGCTGAGGATCACTGGCTTGCCCTTGCTCGCCATGTGCCTGATAAGCGGTATGTCGGTCAGCTCGAAGCTGGCGCACTTGTGCCTGTCCACCCCGAGCGTTTCTAGGAAGTCGACGCTCTCATGGTCGAAGGCAGCGCTAAACGGGATCAGCCCGAACTTTCGTGCCTTGTCGAAGATTGGCTTGTGCCACTCCCACGGGAGCCAGCATTCTTCGTACAGGTCGGCGAGTCTCTTCCCGGCCCACGGCCCCGAAGTCAGCGTGTAGTCGGATACGCACATCCGGCCGGGCGTCCAGGTCTGCACCTTGATGGCATCTGCCCCGCAATCCTTCGCGGCCTCCACGATGTCCAGCGCACGCTGCAGCGAGCCTAGATGGTTTGCTGACATTTCAGCGACGATGAACGGTGTCACGCAGCCTCCAGCGCATACGTGTTTTGAATGTGCCCGAACCCGAGATCGCGGAACATGCCGATTGACGGGGCGTTGCCTGGCGCCACGTTCGCCAGGAACCGGCCCGGGTGCTTCGCCATCAGCATCTTGACCGCAGACTTTCCGTAGCCGTTGCCTCGGTATTGCTTGAAGATGCCGATTCCTATCTCCCGGTTGTGCGACAGGTACACGGCCCCGGCGATCTCGGTGACGAGCGCGAAGTCGACGCACTCCGTCACCACCTCGACCATGTACCAGCAAAGATACGGCCGCGACTCGACGAACTCGACGTGCTTCTCCCAGCACGGCATCTCCTTGTGGCTGATGCTCTGCTCCGGTGTTCGCTCAGCGAGCAGCCGGTACAGGTGCTCGTAGGCGTTGAATTGGTACACGTCGAGCAGCCTCACAACCTCACCTCCACCCCTTTGGCCTTGAGATACTGAGCAGCCTTGCGGGGCGTGGCATCGGTGAACTGAAACATCGCTCCCGCAGCTACAGCATCAGCGCCCGCCTTGATGGCCTCGTGCATGTGCTCGTAGGTTCCGCAGCCACCGGAAGCGATGACGGGGATGTCTACGGCCTCAGAGACTGCGCGAATCAGGTCGAGGTCGTATCCGCACAGCATCCCGTCGCGCTCGATGGACTGGAGCAGGATTTCTCCCGCGCCGGCATCCTCGTTCACCTTGGCAGCCTCCACCGCGAGCGCGAGCGGGCAGCCCGCAGGGACATCGACCGAGACAACGATGGCCTGACTGCCAAACCGCTGTGCCGCAAGGACCACCAGCACATGATCTGCTTGCGCCGCCGCACCTATTGCGATCTTGTCTGCGCCCGCCCTCAATAGCGCATCGATGTCGGCAAGAGTCTTTACACCGCCGCCCACAGTGATGGGGATGAAGCAGCCGGCCGACAGTTCCTCCACCATGCTCAGATCAGGACCGCGCCCTTCCTTCGTCGCCGCGATATCGAGGATGCACAATTCATCGACGCCCCGGGTCGCGTGAAGCGTTGCCGCCTGCATGACATTGCCTATCGATCGGTCCCCAGTGAACCCCTTGCCTTTGACTAGGGTCCGGCCGCGCACCAGCATGGTCGGTATCACGCGCTTGGCGAGCACGCAGGCCCCCGCATAGATAGCCAGCGGCGGTACTCCCAGTCCGTCTTGTCCTTCTTGCGCGAATTGCACGGGCCACACGCGGGCAGGATGTTGGAGATGTCATTCGTCGGGCCTAACTCGGCACGAGATAACGGGATAACGTGATCGCGCGTGAGAGGCGCAGAAGCGCCGCAGTACACGCAGGCGTGACGAAAGTACGCGACAAGTTCGCGCCACTCCTCGTCGGTGTGCGAGCCAGGTACGCCGGCCTTGCGCGCCCGCTTGTCGCGGGCCTTCTGACGGTAGTAATCGGCGCGCGAAGAATACGCGGCGCGCCATCTGGCGTTCACGGTCTCCCGGTCGAGCTTGCCAGGTGACACATAGTCGGGATGCTCCGTCCTCCACCGATCGGCCGCCTCCTTGACGCGGTCAGGGAACCGCGCACGCCACTCTTGGGCGCGAAGACGCGCAGCCTCTTTCTCCTCCGCGGTCGAGCCCTTCGCCTTGCGTGCCGCGTACCGCTCCGCGTAGCGCGCCGCGTCGTAAGCCTTGAGCTTCTCTCGATTCTTCTCACGGTATAGACGATTCGCCTCACGCCTTGCTTCTGGCTCATGCGACGGATACTTGCTCACGCGAACTCCTTCAGCACCAGCCGCTCGGGCTCGGCCTCGGGAGCAAACAGTTCCCAGTTCGTGAAGCGGGCGAGCGACTCCATGAACTCCGCGCGACTCATGCCCATGCGCTCCAGTCCCTCGTCCATCGTCACTTCACAGTAAGTCTCGGGCAGCAGGCCATCGGATTCCTGAACCCACTTGAGCGCGTCCTCACGCGAGATGAGCCCTTCCCTCACGTCCATGCTGATCTGCGCGCACCCTCGGCCATACCCAAATTTTCTGTACATCCCTGCATCGTGGGCCGCCGTGACCCAGCAGTCGAGGTTCTCGAAATTCCACCAGTTCGCTTCGCACGGCAGAGCAGTCTTCATGCCATGCTCGATAGCCACGCGAGCGTTGCGACGCGATGACCAAGGCTCATAGGCGCCAAGAAAATGCGCCTCGACGCCAGCCGCCTCCAGCTCTGCGTCCGAAGGCACGGCGTAATCCAGCGTGTCCGCCTCGGTGATGCCCTCCACTCCGACGAAATCAGACGCGCGCAAGCCAGCCATACCGCCGAATTCGCTGCACCATCTGCGCGTCATCTGCTTCGCATCTTCGGTGCCAAGCGGGCCGCCCCAACTGTTTTGACTGTTCTCACCCCACATGATCAGCGGGCGCTTGAGGTCGATTGCGGCACGGAATGGAATGGCCCAGATGGAAGCGTGCTGCGGCCAACTCGCGTCGCCTACCAGCTTCTGACCCATTCGATTCAATATCGCTCGGACAGTTCGATTCGGAGTGACCTCGTACGTCTTCGCAAAGCGCGAAAGGTTGTCGATGTTCTGGCGGCCGATCGGGGTTAGGTGACACGTTGTCGCTGTCACGGCCACCACATCACAGCCTAGCTCGCGCAGCCGGTGAACTTGATAACTTGAATCCTTCCCGCCCGAGCTTGGAACGATGCAGCGCCCGTCATGCCGGTCCAGCAGCGCCAGCAATTCAGACTTGCGGGCGTCCCAATCGATCTGCGGGCGCTTCTTGTAGCTGATGCAGGCTGCGCACTCGCCGTCGACAAATGGCGTGTCTGGCCGAGTGTTCGGCATGCAGCATGTCTTGCAGCGGATCATTTCTTCAGCAGCCAGTAGGCGCAGTCGTCAAACCCGTCATGCGCGCCGACGAACCCGAAGTGGATCAGCTCCATCCCCATCGCTTCATAGCGCCGGCCGAACGGGCGCTTCCACAGCTTGTCGGCCTCGCCTCGATACTCGATCATCTGCTCCTCCGGGTGCGCGTACTCCACCGCTAGAACGTACTTCCGGCTCGTTTCGACGATTGCTGCCATCGTGCGATCCAGGTCTTGCGGGTGAACGTGGATCAAGACGCCCGCGGTGAACACAAAGTCAAACGACTCAGGGCCGAACCGCTGCACGATCTCGTCAGCCGGCATCTTGTGAACCTCGAACCCGGCTCCTGCCGCTTCGAGGAGCGCCTTTTCGTTCACGTCCACGCCGACGCCATCGATACCGCAGCGACGAATGGCGCGCAGGTTCCAGCCGGCATTGCAGCCGACCTCCAGAACCGTGCTCACGTCGCCCGGAATGATCGAATGCCAGAAGCGTTCGCGCTTGAGCCAGTCCACACGGTTTCTGGCCACGTAGTCATCGCCGAACTGCCCGGCCCAAAAGTTCTCAGTGATCAAAGTCCCCTCCAATTGGCGTACATGCCTTCAGCCCTTGTCCAGTCCTCTTGCGTGTTGATGTCGATGGCCCGGTCGCCGCCCACCACGTACAGCCCGGTGTGCATCGAGTAGAGCTGCGCGGACGAGACGAATAGCGAAGCCCGGCCGAAGTAGAACCACCCGGTGTCCCTCAACGGCTCTGAACCGACCGCCACGACATAGCTTCGGTACTGCGCCAGCGCGGCGGCCAGCATCAGATCCTCTGCTGTCAGCATCGGCGCTGTCGGATAGATCACGCATGCGTAGTCAACGCAGCAGCGGCCTAGCAGAACTTCGCGAGCCACCTCCTGCGTGCCTCTGGTGCCGTCGTCGGGCTTGCGCCAGAACACAGACGCGCCCCGCATCTCGGCCACGGCGGCGATCGTGGTGTCGTCCGTGCTCACGACTATTTCACCAAACACTCCCGACGCCAAAGCCGCATCGATGCTGTACTCGATAATCGGTTTCCCGTGAAACAATTTCACGTTCTTCCCGGGGATCCGAACGGATCCACCGCGCGCCGGGATGATCGCCAGGTTCACGCTACTTCCCTGAGCACCCAATCAACCATCTGCATGGCGATGTAGCCCGGAGACTTTCCGCTCTCGATCAGCTTGGGAA